GCCGCCCCAGCGATGCGAGTTGAAGAGGCTAAAGACCTTCCGGTCCATGCCGTATCCGCGCTGAATGCCCTTGCCCCACCACTCGCCGAAGTGTCGGCCGGGGCCCAGGAACGCGGTCAGTTCCTCGCGCTTGCTGTAGGCCCAAGCGGCAAACCCCATGTTGTCGTTGTCCGGGGTGATCAGCCGCTTTCGCGACTGACAGGCGAAGTCGCCATCTTCCGTGATGACGACGGCCGCGTTTGTGCCGTCAAGCTTCTCCGTGATGACCATTCCCCGGTAAAGCCGGGGCGTGGAAGGCCACGCCTCAAACTGAATCGTCACTCGCCCTCCTTCTTGCCGGTCAGCAGCTCGACCAGAAGCCGCGCCTTCTCCAGTGCTTCTATGCGGCTCGCTTCCTCGCCCCCGCCGGAGCAACAGCCGCACCCTTCGTCTTCACGGTTCTCCCACGCCTTTTCGATGGCGAGGCGAAGTTCTTCGATGATTCCCACTAGCCGTCAACTCGCATTCTCGGAAGGTCTACGCTCATCGGGACAACCCACCTTCCGGACGGGTCAGCCTTTCCTGTTCTGTGCTTGACGACGCTCACGCCGAGTTGGCGAACCCCTTCGTAGCTGTCGTCCGCGACGCGGTGAAGCGTCAGAACCATTTCGGGAGTCTTGCCGGTCTTCCCTCGAAGTCCGGAAAGCGGGACGGGCATTAGCCCGTCTTCGTATTCGCCAACGACGTGATGCACTGCCATTACGTGAGCGCCCGTCTCGCGGGCTATCTCGTGTAGGAAATCGCAGTTGTCTTCAAGCTTGTTCACCCCGGCGGAGCCGGTTTCGGTGTCCAAGTTCGCTAGAAGGTCCATGACGATGAGCGACGGGAAGTCGCCGAACACCTGCCGGTACGCCTTCAACTCGTTTTCCATGTCGGTCGCCGAGGGCGACGCGCTGAAGTTGAACGAGATGTGCGCTTGGTGGTGCATCTGGACTTCAAGAGCCTCGGTGAGGCCCTGTTCAAGGGCGTTCTCTACGTCGTCCGTGGTCCAGCCCATCAGCATCGCTCCGGCGCGAACCGCCATCGTTTGCTGATCGGTGTCCGCGCTGAAGTAGAGAGATGGGACCCCCGCGCGCATGGCGAGGGTCAGCGCCAGAAGGCTTTTACCGGAGCCGGGGCCAGCCGCAACTAGCGACAACTGGCCCATGCGGAAGGCGACCCCTTCGCGGGCGAGGCCCTTGAAGACGCTGGGGAGCGGTTCACCTGCGGTGCCCCGCGTCGCCGTAGCGCGTGCGAGGCTCAGCAACTACCGTCACCGGCCCCACTGTGCGGGGCATCCGTCCGCCTTAATCGGGCAGTCGTACCGCTTGTAGGCCTTACCTGTCTTGCCGATGCCCTCGAAGTACTTCATGACGCCGTGGCCACACGACCGGCCGTCGCCCTGGGCGGCCGGGGCCGAAGGCTGGCCCCCGCCGGATGCCGGCGCGTCCATGCGCTGTCCCCCGAGCTGCGTCACGACCAAGAACGCGGCGTCAACGCTCTGCTGCGTCTTGGCGATCTCGTCGGCTATGCCGGACTCCCGGAACTCCATCAGGCTCGGAGACCAGTCGGTCACGTCGCCCTCGGGCCGGAAGGTGATGATGGGCGCCTTGCCGGGCGTCCAGGACACGGAGAACGGGGCCTCTGGGGTGCTGCACTCAGTCAAGGTCTGAACCTCCGTAGGTGTCGCGGTCGTTGCCGACCGCATCGCAGAAGCGCGCCACGCCGCATGTGCGGCAGGCGTCGCCGGGGTTGGGGATGAACACGCGGGCGTTGATGGCGCGGTCTAGCCGCGCGAACCAGCGGCCGAGCCGCTGCGCCGTGTACTTGCTGAGGTCATAGGGCTTCGTGGGCTCGTTGTTCTTGCACATGAAGAAGTCGCCGAACCCGGGTCGCTCTCCGTACATCTGCTCTATCGCTTCGGCGTAGACGCCGAGCTGTACAGCGCTGTCCGGGAGCTTGCTGCCGGTCTTGATGTCCCGGACCCACAACGACCCGTCAGGCGCTTCTAGAACCTGGTCGATGTAGCCGAGCACCTGAACCCCGCCGAGCGTCACGGAGAACTCAAGCTCTACGGCGGGATCACCGGTTGGCGTCTGCCAGATCTCGAAGGGGTCGCCTTGCCGATAGCCGATGTACGCGGCGACCTGTTCGGCTCCGCGCTGTCGGCGCCTTCCGGCGTCAACATCGCCCTTCGTCTTTGGGGTCCCTGTCCGCCACTTCTTGAGATCCGGCTCGGTCTCCACCATGCGCGCAAGCCCCGTGTCCCACGCGCCGTAGTAGAAGTCCAGGACGTCACTCAGGGGCGCGTTCTGGCCGGACAACTCCCAGTGCTCTACGGCCGCGTGTACGGCCGTGCCTTGCAGCGTCCAAGCTGCGGGCGTCTCGGGGGCTCTGGCGACCCGCTCAAGGCGGTAGGCCTCACCGCACCGAACCCAAGATGTGAGCTGCGAGACGGACCGGTGAGGGGCATTCAGGACGGCTCCAGGCCGGCGCCCAACAGGCGCCTCAGGGCCGCCTGTTCCTGTTCCTCGATCAGCCGGATTCCGTTGTCTGCGACGGCCCCCAGGGCGGCGTTGATGGCGGCGTGGAACTCCGCGAGGTGATCGGGGCCGATGGCCACGGCGCCAAGCTCTTCGCCCTTCTCGTCTTCGATGGTGAGCCAGAGCCGAACCTCAGGTTCAGTAGTGCCGAACTGGTGGGCCTGGAACGACAGCTTGTCTCCCGGGGAGACGGCGCAGGGGAACCGGTATTCGGCTCCGCTGTAGGGCTCATGGCTCAATGCTGTTCCTCCTTGAGTCGTCAAGGGAGTTACTTGACGGGGATGCGAAAGGGACCACGGCGTTTGCCGTGGCCCCTTAGGGGGTGGGGATGTCTAGTTGTTAAGCAGGTTCACGAAGATCGGGGTTTCGGGAGCTAGCTCCCGTTCCTGCCTCATGTCCTGCCCGCAAGAAGAACAGTACAGGACCGCCGTTGACTCGTCAAGGGCGATACTCGGACGGGTTGAAAAAACTACCTGGCCTGCGTCGAAGACCCAGCGCCAGGCGTCTGCGCCTGCTTCTGCGTCATCGGTGTACTGCCCAAGAAAAGATCCCAGCTTCGGCGACTCTCCGCACAAGCCGCACCCCGCCCCTTCGTTCACCCGTTGTTACCTCCGGTTCTTACGACTTGCTCACACCAGCCTGCGTGTCAGACTATGGCTTTACACAGTCTTTACGCAAGCTGCTAGGGGAATTGCAAAGGCACCCGCCAAGGCGGGTGCCTTCTTGGTCACTGCTTGTAGTTATGCCCTGCCTTACTTACTGGTAATACTCGCCATCTGGCGTAGACGGCTTACGCTTTGCGTAGTACCAACCCCCGTAGGTGGGGCTTGCGGGGTTGGGCGGATAATCGTCGGCGTACTCAACAACGGTGCTGCTGTCGTCGCGCTCGGCTCGCCAGTTCGCAAGCCGTGTGGCGTCCGCCTCGGGGAGTTCGCCCTCCCGCTTGAGGCGTTCCAGTGCGCGCAAGTTCCGCGCAGCCGGGGCGTACGCCCTTGGACCGGTCACGTTGACCGGCAATAGCATCAGTTCGCTGTTGCCGGGGCCCCAGCCGGCGGCCCGAGCTGCCTTGCGAACGGTCTGCGGCTGCACCCCCCATTCCTCGGCAAGGTCTGTCGCTTTACGGCCGGACCTGAGGAGAGCGGCCACCTTGTCGTCAGACACGGGGATCACTCTTGCCATGTAAGGCCTCTCAAATTGTCGGGGAAGACGCCACGGCCTAAACCCGAGGCGACGCGTCAAGGGCGGTCCTTTCGCCCTTGACGGCAACAACGATAAGCGATCGTAGCGCCCTTGACAAGCTGCCGGGAGCCCGGAGGGATGTTCGAAGTTCAAGTAAAGCCCTGGTCAAGGGGCCAGAATACGGACAGTAGCTACGGGCCTTTATATCGAACGCCCGTTCTTATTGTGGGCTTGAAACGTTGCGAAACGGCACGTCAGAGGGCCGTATTGGACCCCTGTCCAAAATCCGTATCGGGGATACCGGTTAGCCGACCCTAACCAAAAAGGCCCCCGAGGGGGGCCTAGTTGACGGTCGTGGGGCTCTGGTGCCATCTTCGAAGGCACCGCCAGGAATCGCTACTTTGTTGGACCCAGTCGGGAGGAGTCGGTACGTCCTGCTTAAGATCAAGCAGCCTGGCGGTGTCTGTCGGGCGAGGTTGGCCGTGCTCACGGCCCCCGAAGCCTCGCACAGTCTCTTTCCAGTTCTTCACCAGCCCAGACTAGCCAGGGAACGTGACCATGAGCGATCAGCAGGATTTCGGGGGACCAACGTGGCAACGCCCATGAGGCCACAGGGCCGCAACCATCGGGGCCAGGTCACCACGGACCAGCTCCTCAAAAGCGTGCAGACCTCCACCAAGGTCAAGAAGACGCTCCTACCCATCGGCGTCTACCTGCGAATCAGCAAGGACGACGAAGGCGACGCGGCCGGCGTCGGCCGCCAGAAGACCGACGCGATAGGGCTGGCCGCTGCACGCGGCATCCCTGAGAGTCAGCTCGTCTTCTACACGGACAACGACACGTCCGCGTACAAGCGGAACGTCATCCGGGAAGACTTTGAGCAGATGCTCATAGATCTTGCTACCGGAGTCATCGGCGGCGTGCTCTGCTACGACCTTGACCGGCTCGTCCGCAAGCCGAAGGATCTTGAGCGGCTGCTAGACATCTATGACGAGATCCCCGGCCTGCTGTCCGGGTTCGTCACGATCGACCTTGACCTAGCGCAGCCGAATCAGCGGGCAATGGCCCGCATCCTGGTTTCGCTGGCGTGGGACCAGTCGGCCGCCGCCGCGCGGCGCATGCAGCGGAAAGCAATCGCGAACGCGATCGAGGGGAAGAAGCCCGGAGGCACGCGGGCGTTCGGCTGGCTCGATGACGGCTATAAGAAGGACCCGGAAGCCGTCGAGCTGATCAAAGCCGGTTATGACATGCTGCTGCGGGGCCACAAGTTCGCCACCATCGGCCGCGAATGGGCCAAGCTTGGCCACACCCGGCCCAACGGGCTACCCCTCACGTCGTCTTGGATCAAGGCCATATACCGGAACCCTCGGATAGCCGGGCTCTCCACTTATAAGGGCGACGCCGTGAAGACCTCGGAAGGGGAGTTCGTCCGTGGCGACTGGGACGCGATCCTCACGGTTGAGGAGTGGGACGCGGCCTGTGCCGCAATCCGCGACCTTGAGCACCCAGACCCGATCAGGGCGGCAACGCGCGGGCTGCTGTCTGCCGGCATAGCCCGCTGCGGGCTCTGTGACAAGCCTCTGCGGTCACTCACCCGCACGTACGAGACGAAGGCCGGGCCGAAGACTCAGCGCCGGTACGGCTGCGACAGCAGCAACGACGGCGGGTGCGGGAAGATCATGCGGGCCGCTGATCCGATCGACCAGCTTGTTACGGCCTACGTGTTCGCGGAGGCGGCAACGAACAGCGGCGCCGCACCGCAAGAGCGCGCGGAGGTCCCCGAACCCCCGCGCCTGGCCGAGATCGCCGAAGAACGACAGGTCTTGGTGGCCCGGAAGGGCCGGATGAACTACGCCACGTACCTTGACGAGCTGGAAGCGCTAGACGCGGAGGCGACGGCGCTTCGGGTGGAGCATCACCGGGAAGTCGGGGAGGCCGTGAGGGCCGCCGTGGTGGACCCGTCATCGCTCGCGGAGCGGTGGGAGGACATGCCGCTTGAGGAGAAGCGGGCCGCCATCATGGATTACGTCCGGGCCGTCGTGGTGAACCCTGCCGGTAGCACGTCGCGGACGTTCAACGCCGAAGCGATAGATATCGTGCCGCGCTACCCGAAGGCCTACTCAACGATGTAGCCGAAGCGGCGGAGGGCCCGGCGCCGTTCCTGTGCGGGGAGCGGCCCGGCCTTCTTCTGCTGCCGCCGAACCCAGATCTTCACTTGCTCGTCGCTCAGACGCACGGCACACCCCTTCCTGTTCCACCCCCGCCACCAGCGGGGACGCCTCAAGTATCGCCCTTGACGAGTTGATCCGTCAAGGGAGGTACGTGGATGCTGGCGCGATTTGGGGGCCGGATTTTGACCCGGGATTTCAGGCCGGGATTCCAACGGAGGGTTACCCTCCGGCCAGGCCGCGAACTGCGGCCCGGACTTGGGGCCGTTCCTGGGCGCGTTCCGGGGTGCCCGTTTCCGGGGCCGTTTTGCGGCCCGTTTTCGGGGCCGTTTCGCGGCCCGCTTCCGGGGCCGTTCTCCGGGGCGTTGCCCGCGGGTTGCCCTGCCCGAAGCGGCGCGCCGAGTGCCGGCGTTCAACGCTGAGAAACTGCCAGCCTGCGGCGCCGATTGGGGCGCCTCGCGCGGGGCGGCCACGAGCAGTCATCGGCCGTGAAGTGCTGTCGTCGGAGCCGTAGCACCGGCAGTGCTACGGAAGTCGCCCGCGTCGGCCGCGTGCTGGTTCACGCCTGAGGGCGCGTTGGCGGCCGTTGCCGTCCCGGCCTGTTGGCCGCTTGCCTGCGCCGGGCCCAGGCTTGCGGCTCGACGGCGCGGCGCCGGGGCCGGCGGCCGTAGCGCTAGCGCTATCTACTAGTGAAAATTTTTCGGAGGTCTTCTTTACGGGCGCGCAGGCGCGCACGTACAAACTCATGCCCCATCCGATGAGCGCACTTCGCCAGTCTCGCACCTGCTTGTACCCAATCGGTACCTTCCGCGCGAGATCTTTAGAGAGTCACAGAACACGGTCTAATGTCCGTTTCCCAGTAGCCCCCTTGACGGAAGCTCTCTATGGGGTTGTGAAGCGCCACGGCCTAAGCCGTGCCACCAGCATGTGACGGGCGTTCGCCCTGGTCAAGTGCCGTATTGACGAGCTGTACAGCTTGCGCGTATCGTCCTTGACGCCAGCAAGAAACACAGCTTGACCAGGGAAGGGGCCTCAATGGCTAAGCACACGACCCGTGAAGGATGGCTGCATGAGGCAGCCAAATTGATGCGGTCACGGTTCGATAACATCTCCTGCCCAGTGCCGGACGACTTCCACGTGTCCGTGGGGTTCAAGCCTGCCGGGGGCTACGAATCGGCGATCGTCATGGGGTGTTGCTACATCCGCGACGTGTCGTCGGCGCACGTGAACGAGATCTTTATCTCGCCCGAGTGGGACGACCCGATAGAGATCCTGGCGACGTTCGCCCATGAGCTGATTCACGCGGCCTCAGACTGCCTTGACCGGCACGGCCCCGGGTTCCGGAAGTACGCCGTGGCGTTCGGCCTCACGGGCAAGATGACCTCGACCGAGGCCGGTGACGAGCTGCGGAAGTACCTAGCGGGCATCGTCAAGCGGCTCGGGCCGTACCCGCATGCCCGAACCAACATCTTCACCACGACGCGCCGTCTCGGCGCGCCAGCCCCGGCCCCTGAGGCGCCTAAGCCGCGCGCTAAGGCGCCAGAAGCGCCAGCACCCGAACCGACGCCGGAGGACTCCCCCACCACCGGCCGGATTCACTCCGGCCGTGGCAAGCAACCAACGTTGCGGCTCAAGGTCACATGCGCATGCGGCTTCCACTGCCGCGCGACGGCTACCAACCTGGCTATGGGCATGCCAGAGCACTGCGGGGCGCCTATGGAGTGCCCGGAATACGACATGCTCATAGCCAAGAAACACGAGCTACAGCCCGCATAGACGCTAACCCTTAGAGGCCTTCCGACGCTGGTCGGAAGGCCTTTCCTCTTGCGCTCACGTAACTCCCTTGACGAGCTGTACAGCTCATGCTTAACTTGGACTCGCCAGCAAGACAGACGGACAAGCGAAAGGCAAGACGATGAGCATCCCGACCGGCACATACGCCCCTGCTAAGCCTGGTGCTAAGACCTGGCGCGAGGCGCGAGACATGTACATCGGGAACGAGCACGTGACCGCCCACGTCGCACCTGACGGCACCGCAACCGTGTTCCTCGGCCTGCGTATCGCCTACACGGGCGAGATCCCCGAGAACGTCACTGATAAGGCAGAGTTCCAAACGTGGGTTATCGCGGTTGCCGAGACGTTCGCGCTCCCCACGACGGACGCAACGGTCACGGTCTACACGTCCACCTACGCGCCGTGGGAAGAGGGCGCCGACGAACCGGAACTCATCAGCACCGACGCTGAGGTCTACTTCGTCCAGGACTACCGCGATCAGTTCGGGGACTGGAACGAGAACGAGACGGTTTGGATTCCGGCGAGCGTCGCTGACACTGCCGCTCACCTGTTGAGCGGGTCCGTTACTCAGTTCTGGGCTGGCGAGTGCTCGTCTTCGGCCGGTGAGGTCTCGTGCGGAGACAACCCCTGGTATTCGGATGAGCCCTACACCAACCCGTACACGGGCGAGATGGAAGAGAAGTCCGCCCACCTCAGCGGCTTCACGCCTGCCGAGACCACCGAGATTTACGCCCAGGTCAAGGGGTTCTGATGATCCGCATTAATCAGACCGCGCCAGACTCCGCGATCGGCTACGACTCCGAGTCGGAAGACGACTTCTCAATCTTCGGGACCAAGCGTGACGGCCGGTGGGAGTTGTGGACCGACGATCACGGGTCCGCGACCGGCCGGACCCTCCGGCAAGCCGCTGAGCGGTGGGCCAGGCAGTACGGAGCGGACGCTAGCGCGCTCCACGTCGAGAAAGACCCGGGTGTCCGATGAACCTCTACATGATCACCGTTGCGTCCGGCTCCGAGTGGCTTAGGGACACTGAGGCGCCATGGTCTTACCTCATAGAGGCCGTGAGCATAGAAGCCGCTAAGCAAGCCGCTGAGGCGCACCACGCGGACGAACAAGACGACCCGGAATGCTTCGCCATAGAGGCCGTTGAGGGCATCCCGCCGGAAGCCGCCCACTACTACTACAACGACTTGCGCGCCGCCTAAAGCGGCAGATCAGGGCCCCTCCGGGGGCCCTTCTGCGTTCCGCCACTTACCGCCCTTGACGAGCTGTACAGCCTATGGTTTGCTTAGTCCTGCCAGCAAGACAACGCACTAGGGAAGGCAAGACCGTGGACCGCGAAGATCTGGAAATGATGCGCGAGGCTCGCCGGAACGGCGAGACCATCACCGCGCACGACGCGCGCAAGATCGCCTCTTGGTATCAGTCCCCCGGTCGCGACGGAATCGGGTTCGCTCAGTTCGCGTCCACCGGGACGCTTCCGTCCCGCAGGGACATGGAACGCGCTATCAGTCGTGAGCAGCGGGACGCCGGGCCGATCGAGCGGGGCGCCCTGGCCGCGCTGCGCCACTACATCCGCAACCCGCGCCTCCGCCCGGACGCGCTGTGAGTGCCTGGAAGGCTCGCGTGGCCGAGTCCTACCGGCGCCTTGTGGCGCACTGCGCATGCTGCGACCTGTGCGAGATGCAGACCTACGGATACCACCAGATCACCAACCCACACGGGCAGTGCGCTTACGGCATGGCGCTTCTGACGGCCCATGAAGACGCGATGCAGGCGGAGGACTGACCCATGATCGGCATCCTGTGTTTCGGCGCCCTGGTGGCGCTCGGCGCGATGAACCTGCGCCGCAAGCGGCGCGAGGCGGAAGCGCGCGAATACGTCGCGCGACACAAGGCGCAACAGGCTCGCGCTGAGGCTGACAAGGCAATGGCCGAAGTAGAGCTGTACAAGGCTCAGAACCCCGCGCCACGGCGCGGACGGCCCCGCAAGGCAGACGACAGCGCCAGCTAGCCGACCAAACCAGATAGGCCCTCCCCACTGCGGGGAGGGCCTTTTTCTTGCCCCAGGCCGGCCGAGGGCCGGAGAGCCCTTCTAACGGCCTAACAGACCCCTTAGGGTCCAGAGATACCAGAACGGCCCTCCGGGGCCGTCAGCGTCGCCCCCAGGTATCGCCCTTGACGTGTTTAGGCGTCATCCTTGACTACCCGGAAATGAGGCGCATCAGATGGCGGCTCAATCGCAAACCCAATCGGGTAGATCCCCGGCACGTATGGCGCAACCCTGATGAACCCCCAGTCGTACGCGTCCAACAGCCTTTCAGCGGACGCCAGAACGGACGTGACGAGACGACCGTTAGAGGCGGACACCCACACGTCATCAAGGGCCGCTAGGCCGCTCTCCGCGCCGTCCGGCGCCGTATCCCACACCAGGGTCACCAGGTAGTCAGCCATGAGCCGATCGTACGGGCCCAGGCACGCCAAAAGGGCCCTCCCCGTAGGGAGGGCCCTCGATTCGTTCCTACAGCTCCGCGCCTGCCGTATCGACTCCGTAGCGGTGAGCCTGGCCAAGCTGACCCCAGCTAAGGCGAGGGCCGAAACCCTCGCGAGCCGCCTCAACCTGGCCGAGCCACCACCACCGCGCTTGCATGAACCGGTTCTGATCCCGCATGAACCACAGAACCGCCCACCGGGCAGCCTCGCCCGACACGTACGACCCCGGCAGTAGCGACATGTCAGCGGTAGCGACCCAACGACCCGTCCGGCCGCGCGACACGCGAGCGATCACGCTCCCCGAGTCGCCATCGAAACCGCGCCACATGCCACCCGCACCGCGCTCCCACCGGATGCCACTCACTTGCAACCCCGGAAGTACTTGACCGGGCTCTGAACGGTCACAGCCCACCGGCCGTCATGCACGTAGGACGTGGTGACGTTGTACCAACCCGCCTTAGGGCAACCGTCGTACATGGCGTCACAGCCGTAGCCGTCCCACGACATGTCAGTAACGGACTGTCCACGCACCGGGTACGCCTTGCCGCGCACAACCCGGTTGAGCTGTACCCGGCACTCAGACACCCGACCAGCCGTAGTCACCGAGTGTTCATCGATCACGTTCGTAATCGCCTCAGCGCCAAAGTGCCCATTGTCGATACGACCCGCGCAAGCGTCGCTGATCACGCCCCGGAATTCGTACTGCACACCCTTGACAGTGCTACGGCAGCTGTACGGGTTCGTGCTGGCCGCGCTAGCTCGCACTGCGCCAACGGCAACCGTGCCCAACAGCAGGCCAATCAGCAACGCCGTTACCTGCCCTAGCCGCTTCCACATGGCTTGTCTGCCTCTCCTCTAAGCGGCTGCTGTACAGCCGCCGGTTTCTTGCTGGCAGGCCTCAGTAAAGGCGTCAAGGGCGCTACGTGTCAAGCCCCCAGCAAGACAAGCCAACGACCAGCACACGGCCATACAGCGGCGCACAGACCAGTGCGCCAGGCAAGACACAGCACACGGCAGGCGCCGGACCAGGCGCCCTAACCCATCCCCCGGGTTCAACACCCACCCCCGGCAGCCCGAGCCTGGCCAACCCACCCCCCGGGCCAGGACAAGCCAGCCAAACCAGACAATCAAGCCACCGTGCCGAATGTCCGTTTCGCATGACTCTGTCATTAATATTGATGATTAGATCTGATGCGCATACCTATAGGGGGGTTGAAAGTGTATTGCATACATTCTCCAGGACCCGCGCAACTGCATTTTTTACGCTGCACGTTTGGCCGGCCTTTTGCACTGCAACGCAAAGAGGACCCTCAGTGGCCCTCCGGTCGCTTTTAGCGACTTGGGAGGGCGCTGAAGGCCCTGCGTGGGACAGCTTGGCACGACTGCGGATCGCGCGTCAAGCGCGTTACGTGGCGAGTTTCGAGGGAACTCGCGGGTTAGGCGTCTTCTTTCACGGTAACAGCCGCGATCCTGGCGGATCACACTGTGTTGTGTGACGGAGAACACAGCGGCTAGTGGTACCCCGCTCGCAGCGGGACACCAATGTATTAAGTGAGCCCCTGGGGGGGGTTGGGGGGGGCAAAGCTCTTGGACTCTTAAGAGCCCCGAAGGGCGCCAGCCCGAGAGGGGCTGACGCTCAAACCCCTACAGGCTCGCTAAGGCGAGCCTAATAGAGAACCTAACGCGCGAGTGCGCGCGAGGCTGGTTCTTCAACACCCGGCGTCCGCTCCTTCGGGCTCCCGCCGCTTCGACTACCCGCCGGTTTGCCGGCGGGGTGACACATGGCGCCCTTGTGGGGCGCATATCGCATCGGCCTTAGCCGATGCTCTAAGGGGGGATCACCATCCCCCGCTCTATGTGCCGCCGATGCAGGCGGCTTGTTCCTCTCGGTGAAGCCTTCTGCCCGCAGCACCGGGCAGAGGCCCGGTACACGTCCGCGTGGGCGACCAACAGTCGTCTTGCGCGGCTGGCCAATCCTTGGTGTGTCCGCTGCGGCTCGGTCGTTGACCTCACCGCCGATCACATCATTCCGCGTTCGCGCGGCGGGACAGACGAACTCCACAACATCCAAGTTCTGTGCCGGTCCTGCAATTCGCGCAAACACAACCACCGAGGGGGGTGACGTTCTCATGCCGGGGCCACCGCCGAAACCGACTCGCCTAAAAGTCCTGACCGGTAATCCGGGCAACAGGCCCCTTCCTGAGAACGAACCCGAGCCCGCCAAGGGCGAACCCGTGATGCCGGCGTGGCTGGAAGGCCGCGCCGCTTCGGCATGGCGGGAGCTGGTGCCGGAGCTGGCCCGCATTGGGCTTCTCACGGTCGTGGACGGTCACGCCCTCGCCGTGTACTGCGAGGCGTGGGCAACCTACGTCCAGGCCTCCGAGATCGTTCGCACTGAGGGAATCCTTGTGGACTCCTACCGGGGCGGGAAGGCCAAAAACCCGGCAGCTCAGATCATGCGGGATTCCGCGGATCTGATGCTGAAGGT